TCACAGGGATATAAACTAGGAGGGGCTATAAAAACAGCAGAGCGCGAACTTGCTAAAGGAAAAATGGTTCACTCAGGTACGGCCTTGATGAATTGGTGTGTAGGTAATGCACGAATCGAAACACGGGCTAACTCAATTCTAATTACGAAGCAAGCGAGTGGTACGGGAAAGATAGACCCGTTGATGGGTGTATTTAACGCGGTATCGTTGCTATCGCTCAACCCTAATCCCATGACAGAACAATATAGACTTATGGTAATGTAATAAAAAACTGATATACTTCTATTAAATGACTCAATTGGGGCAAAACGCTCATGGAACAAGCATACGCATTAATTCAAACAAAAGAATTCGACGAGGACGGCGAGGTTGTTCGCATATCAGGAATTGCGTCTACTCCGACACCGGATCGCTCTCGGGATATTGTAGACCCGCTAGGCGCTATATTTAAAACACCCATGCCATTACTGTGGATGCACGACCATGAAAAACCCGTCGGTCACATGACGTTCGCTAAACCTACTAAAGATGGAATACCCTTTACGGCAGAAATACCAAAGGTAAAAGAAGCGGGTAAACTTAAAGATAGAATTGATGAAGCGCTACACTCACTTAAATATAAGCTAGTAGCAGCGGTATCAATAGGATTTAGACCTACCGAATATGCATATATGGATGATGGAGGTATTCATTTTAAAGCTTGGGAATGGCTAGAATTATCCTTAGTTACGGTGCCCGCTAACCCGGGCGCTCAGATTCAATTAGTTAAAGACCTCGACCGAACTGCATTAGCCGCGCTAGGTATTAAGCGGGAAAGTCGTACACCAAGAAAGCCGGGCGCTACTGGCACACGAAAAGCAATTCAATTAATCCCGAGGAGAAACTCATGAAAGTTTCAGACCATATCAAAGATCTAGAAAATACGCGCGCGGCAAAAATTGCACGCATGGAAGAAATTACCGAAAAGTCAATGGCAGGTAGCCGCTCATTTGACGAAAGTGAAGTCGAGGAGTTTGATACTATCGACAGTGAAATTAATCAACTAGACGAGGATTTAGTTCGCTATCACCGTATGGAAAAAATGCAAATGGGTACGGCAGCACCGGTTACTCAAAATGAGCCACCAGTCAATAAAGCGCATTCGAACGCACCTTCCCGCGGCGCTCCCGCGGTACATACCCGTAAAGAAGCTGAAGAAAAATTTGAAGGTCAAAACTTTACGCGTATTGCGATCGCTAAAGCTATCGCACGCGAAGAAGGTGCAAGCCCCGTCGGGATAGCGGAAAAGCGTTGGGGCGCAACAAACCCTCAGTTAGTTGAAGTTATTAAAGCGGACGTTGGTGGGTACGGTTCAGGTGCTGGCGAAGTAGGTTCAGCGCTAGTTGTCCAAGAAGCATATACCGGCGACTTTATTGAGTATATGTATGCCCAAACTATTTATAACCAATTAAATTTACGTGAAGTTCCTGCAAACGTAACAATTGGTCGTCAAGACGGGGCTAATACGGGTTATTGGGTAGGCGAAAGCAAGGCAATTCCTGTATCACGCGCTGACTTCAATAGCATTAACTTGCTTCCTTTAAAAGTTGCGGCATTGGCAGTTGCATCTAAAGAATGGTTACGTGATTCATCATGGCAAGCAGAAATGTTGGTTCGTGACTCATTAGTAGCCGCGGCAAGCCAACGAATTGACCAAACGTTTTTAAGTGCAGCGGCGGGTGTTGCGGGTGTTTCACCAGCGGGTATTCTAAACGCGATTGCGGCGATCANTTCNGCNGGTATTGATGGNGANGGTGTTGCACGCGACTTACGTGCGTTGATGACAGCGTTCTCAAATGCACAAAATGCCAGTGGTGAATTAGTGTTACTCATGAACCCGTCGCTTGCGACAGGTTTACAATTAATGCGTAACGCACTTGACCAGTACGAGTTCCCGATGGTTTCGCGAAATGGTGGTAGTGTTCTGGGACATACAGTTATTACGGGTGATAATGTCCCTGTGAACAGCCTAATCATGCTAAAACCTACTGATATCTACCGAATTGGTATGGAATCATTACAAGTAAGTATGACGGATTCAGCGACTATTGAAATGTCGGATAATCCGGCAATGGCGTCTGATACCCCTACAGGTCCTACCGGCAAAATGGTTAGTATGTTCCAAACAGAATCGGTTGCGTTCAAAGTTGTTATGCCAATTAACTTTGCACGTCGTCGCGAATCTGCGGTTGCATGGGTTAATGACGCGGACTATGGTGGTTTAGTCTCTACCTAAGTTTAATTTAGTAGTGTAGAATTAAAGGCGATCTCATTGGGGTCGCCTTTTTTCTTTGAGGAAAAGACCATGTTAATTTCAGTATTAAAGCGCCACCCGCACGGTGGGATGTACCGCGAACCAGGCACAACCTACGATTGCCCTGAACGTAAAGCCCGATTATTAGTTTCTATTGGAAAAGCAAAATATACAGAAACAGAAGAATTAGCACCCCGCGGTACCTATTTAAATACAAGTATGGTAACCGCACCCCATGTCACTAAAGACGAGATAACACCCAACTCCGAAATTAAGATCACAGATTCAGCACGAGAAATTTTAGAAACCGCGGGTGTCGAAATTGACTCAGTTACAGGCACGGGAAATAATGGCGCAATAACAAAGCGTGACGCAGAGCGTGCTACTAAATAATGTGGTTTTTCGGTAAGAAAGCGAACGCAACTGCCATAGCCTCGGAATCGGTACAGGGGTGGACCCGAATTTTCGATTGGAAGTCAGGCGCGTGGCAAGCTAATATGCCCTATGAAGGCGATGAGGCGGTATTGTCTCACCCTACGGTATTCGCGTGCCAAACGCTAATTGCAAGTGATATATCTAAGTTACGACTCGTATTCCAAAGAGTTAAAGACGATATTTGGGTAGATTGGCCGCAGCATAAATTTGTAAAGTTGATGAAACGGCCTAATAGCTATCAAAATACTATTCAGTTTTTGGAAGCTTGGGTACACTCAAAGCTAAGTCACGGAAATACGTATGTCCTTAAGGAATTTAATCCTTCTGGACAAATTGTGGCATTACACGTACTTGAGGCTATGAACGTAACTCCACTTATTTCAGAGTCTGGCGAAGTTTTTTACCGATTAGCTAAAAGTGCGTTAGCGGGCTTAGATGGTGAGGATATAACGATACCCGCAAGGTATTTGATCCATGACCGTTTTAACTGCTTATATCACCCATTAATAGGCTTATCTCCAATATTTGCGGCCGCAATACCCGCACTCACCGGACTTACCGCGCAAAAGAACATGAGCAAGTTTTTTGTAAATGGGTCTAACCCTAGTGGGGTGTTAACGGCGCCCGGCCCAATTACGGATTCTACTGCACTTCGCCTAAAAACATACTGGGAAGAAAGTTTCTCAAAAGATAAAATAGGTGGCGTTGCAGTCGCTGGAGATGGGTTAACTTTCCAACAAATGCGGATGTCCAACGTAGACGCTCAGGTTATTCAACTAATGGGCTGGAATGACGCCAAAATATGCGCGGTGTACCACGTACCTAGCTATATGGTTGGTGTTGGAGAAATGCCTAAGTTTGATAACATTGAAGCGTTGACGCAAGCGTACTACTCTCAGTGTCTTCAAATACTTATAGAGTCTTTAGAACAACTAATGGACTATGGGTTAGGGATAGTAGAAAGTGAGCGAACACAGCTTGACGTGGATGGGGGGCTGTTCCGGATGGACTCAGCAACTCGAATGGAAACAATGGGCGTGGGTATCACAAAAGGCTTAGTAGGCCCTAATGAGGGTCGTAAAAAACTTAATCTACCGGCGGTTGAGGGTGGCGATACGCCATATCTTCAAGAACAAAATCATTCTCTTGCATTTCTCGCGCTAAGAGATAGTCAAGGTATTGCTCCTCCTGAACCCCAACCAAACTTCGACGAGGCGATTAAGGCTCTTGACGACTTACTGTATACAGTAAAATTATTTTAAGGCCAAAATCATGAATATGTCCCAATTTGCAATTGAACTAGTTTCACGGATCAAGGATTTAGTTGGCCCAGAGATAGCCGCTATTAAAGAGCTAATGGCCGCAAAAGATTTGGAAATTACTAGTTTAAAAGAAGAAATATCACATGTTCGTAAATCTATTCCCTCCCCTGTGGATTTAGAACCACAACAATTGCAAATTAAAAACCTTTCAGAACAGATACAAATACTTCGAGGGGAAATGCTAACGGAAGAAAGTTTAGCAACTAAGGTAGCGGCGATTGTCATACCTGAGCCTATTGCAGGTAAGGACGGCGAATCTATATCGATTGATCAAGTTAAAGAAATGGTTGTTAAACAGGTAGCGGAGATTGTCATACCTGAGCCTATTGCGGGTAAGGATGGCGAGTCGGTATCCCTTGACCAAGTTAAAGAAATGGTTGTTAAACAGGTAGCGGAGATTGTCATACCTGAGCCTATTGCGGGTAAGGACGGCGAATCGATATCGATTGATCAAGTTAAAGAAATGGTTGTTGAACAGGTAGCGGCGATTGTCATACCTGAACCTATTGCAGGTAAGGACGGCGAATCGATATCGATTGATCAAGTTAAAGAAATGGTTGTTGAACAGGTAGCGGCGATTGTCATACCTGAGCCTATTGCGATTGAGCGAGTTAAAGAAATGGTTGTTGAACAGGTAGCGGCGATTGTCATACCTGAGCCTATCGAGGGCAGGGAAGGACCTGTAGGAAAGGACGGCCGAGATGCGGTAGATATCGAAATTCAACCCTCAATTGACCAAAGCAAACAATACCCAAGAGGAACCTACGCGATTCATGAAGGTGGTTTATGGAAGTCTTTCCAATCAACAAACAAAATGCATGGGTGGGAATGCGTAGTCTCCGGAGTTAAAGGCTTCGCAATTGACCAAACCGACGATCGTAATTTCTCGTTAAGTATTGAGGATAGCAAAGGAATAAAAGCAGTTTACGATTTCTCCATGCCTGTTCTAATATACAAGGGTGTTTGGAGACAAGGAAAGTACGAAAAAGGAGACTCGGTAACTACCGCGGGAAGTGTGTGGTACGCCAATAGAACAACACAAGAGAAGCCCGGAACTGGAAATGACGACTGGACACTTGCAGTTAAAAAAGGTCTTGATTTGCGAGGAACTAAGTAATGGACGCTTTCGTTTGTTTAGACGACCAAAAAGAATATTCTCGTATTCAGCATGACGCGCTAGATTTTACGATCAGTACTATTATAGAAGCGGCAAGTGCCAATATTAAACGCTACTTAAAGGGGACTTCGCCCTATGAGGAGGATGAAGATAGTAGCGCGGTTCCAATAGTACGGGCGGAGGTAAGGCTTGCAGTATTGGTAGAAGTTGACCGGTACCTTAAACTAGATACTACTAAAATAACGGCTAAGGATAACTATATTTCCGACGCGGCGATAGCCCTGCTATACCAGTTAAGAGACCCTACTTTTTTATGAACCACCTAATAACTATAGAACGTAGAGGTAATGATACCCAAGACCCAGAGTCTGGCGAAATTATCCCAAATTGGGAACCGTTCAAAGAGAATATATTTTGTGATATTTCAGCACTTTCTGCTAGAGAATATATACAAGCAAAAGCGGTTCAATCTGATATATCCGTACGCATAAAAATACCGTTTATCCGTGACCTCGAACCTGAAAATGATATTGAGTCAAATATGCGAATAATTGGTGTATGTAGGTGTCACTTAGGTAGGATTTATAACCCTAAAGGCATTCTCGAAGATAATATAACGGGTCAAGAGTATGTCACTATCCCATGCTCTCAAGGTGTCAACAAAGGCTAAATGTGGAGCTTAAGGGACAGACCTGCATCATAATTGCTTCTGGGCCTTCTTTAGCGTTGGAACACTATTCAGACCTTAAAATTGCAAGGGATTCAGGTCTTCCTGTAATTGTAGTTAATTCCACGATTGAAGTTGCTCCTTGGGCGGATGCAATATATGCAGCTGATATCGGATGGTGGCGATACAACCAGACTAAGGTAATTAAAAGTGTAGAACGTTGGACCGGATCTGAGTCCGCAGCTACCCTGTATAAATGCAAGTACCATCCTATAAAAGTTAAACCCGGCCACAACTCAGGCGCGAACGCAATTGAACTAATAGCAAATGTATTTAAGTCCCCCCGAATATTACTTTTAGGTTTCGATGTTTCTGTGGAACTTGGAGTTCACCACCACCAAGATCACAAGAATAGTCATAACCCAAGTCCTGAAAGATGCGCCAAATGGCACCCTCAATTTAGATCGGTAAAAGAACTGATAGGGTCAACTGAAATAATAAATTGCTCTAGGTTTTCCGCGCTCTCCATATTTCCTAGAATGCAAATAGAAGAAGCAATACTGAAGTGAAAGCGTTCCTCAATTTAAGGCATTCTAATAATGAGCGGTCGCGATTGTTTGAGGGGGGACTGCAAGCTATTGGATACGAAGTTGTTTATGGCGTTCCTAAATCTCCTGACAAGAATGATATTTTAGTAACGTGGAATAGAATTAATCGCTTAGATGCAGAAGCAAAAAAGTTTGAGGCTAAAGGCAATAAAGTTCTAGTTGTAGAGAATGCGTCTTGGGGAAACTCGTTTTGTGGGGAATCCTGGCTTCATATTGCACGAGGGCTACATAATACCGCCGGGTGCGTCGATTACTTGGGGCCGGACCGTTTTGACGACCTACACGTAGATCTTTCGCCCTGGCGAAATGAGGGGGGTGTAATAATAATCCTACAAAGAGGAATAGGCTCAAGTCCAGTTGCGATGCCGCAATCTTTTCAAAGAGATGTAACCCAAATACATAAAGGGCGTATTAGGAGACATCCAGGAAAGCTGGCAGTACGTAGTTTAGAAGAGGACCTTAAAGATTGCGCCGAGGTAGTAACGTGGTCAAGTGGTGCCGCAATTAAGGCGCTTCAACTTGGGATAAGAGTTAAGTCCTACTATCCAAACTGGATCGGGGCTCAAAATAATACTGACGAAGGACGACTACAGATGTTTCAGCAACTTGCTTGGGCGCAGTGGCGGCTATCTGAAATAGGAAGTGGGTATGCGTTTAGTAAGCTATTGACCCCGGACTCAACATCGCTTAATCTCAAATGCTAAAAAGACAAGGAAGGTAGCATGAAATTACTGATAACGGGGAAGGGGCATTCAGGCTCGTGGGCTATCCGGGGGGTTCAAATGGGTGGGCAGGTAGGTAAGGTTGTTCCGAGGGCTTCTCTACAAGAAATGATGAAATCTGACATCATAGTAGCTGTTAAAAGGTTAACCCCAGATTTTTTAGCAAACATTAGAAGGTCGGGAAAGCCATGGATTTGGGACATAGTAGATTTTTACCCTCAACCCCTTTGCTCGGGGTGGTCGAGAGCCCAAGCAATTAGTTGGGTGCAAGACCAGTTAGCATTTGCTAAACCTGATGGAGTAATATTCCCAAATAGAAGAATGCGCGATGAAATAGTCTACAACGGTGTAACGATATATCACCATGCTAGGCCTAATGCTGAGATAAACCCTATTAGGAAAGATATTAAAATTATAGGCTACGAGGGGAGCGAAAAATTCATAGCGCAGTGGCGTGAAATAATAGTGCGTCAATGTTCTCTACGGGGGTGGCAATTTCGAGTTGGAATGCCGCTTAATGAGGCCGACATTGTTCTAGCCGTTAGGGACGATGTACATGCAGGATATGCGCAGAGGCGGTGGAAGTCGAATGTTAAGCTTGCAAACGCACACGCGACGGGTACACCTTTTATAGGAATGGTTGAAAGTAGTTATTTAGAGACGAGTTCGGGAATGGAACATTTTGTGAGCGATGAAGAAGGATTATCTTCGGCTTTTTATGCGCTTAGAGACCAAGAAGCCAGGGTAAGGGTACAAACAGAATTTTTAAGGAACGTAATTTCCCTAGACCAGGTTTCTCAACAACTGAGGGGGTATGCGGAAAAAGTACTTAATAGTAAGTGAATATTTTATTTTTAAATGTACCAAACCTATCCAGCAAAGCGCGCGTATTTCTTAAAGAATTCTTTAATGCTACAGTTGATTTGGGGTACACCTGTGAATTTTTACCAGAGTATAAACCCTGCGAAATATTAGTTATTTATGGGCCAGGAGGAGCTAATCGTTTTCACGTAGGTAAAAAACACGTTGAGGAAGGAGGAATCCTCGTATGTTTTGACCTGGGTTATTGGGGAAGAGAAGAGATCAATAGAAAGTATAGGGTATCTATTAATGGATTACACCCACAGTCAGTTATGGAAGGGGCTCGACCATGTTCAAAGCGATACTTTAGAGACCAAGTTTCGGCTAGGCCTAATAGGCTAGAACCGCTAGATGGACCCATACTTCTTATTGGAAATGCACCTAAGTCAATTGCAGTAGGCGCCGAAAATTGGACCGCCAATATGTCAACACTTCTTCGTAGAGTGTTTCCTAATAAAGAAATAAGTTATCGACCTAAGCCGGGTAGACCGCAGGAGGTAAAGGTCTCATATGATACTATTTCAAAAGGGCCGGTAGACGCCGCAATCCTAAGTTCGTCGCTAGTGGTTTGCCGACACTCAAATGTAGCGATAGACGCGTGTAAACTAGGAGTACCCGTAGTCGCGGAGCTAGGTGCGGCAAACTGCATTTACCCAAAGGCAATTCGCGACTATATTATTCAGCCCCCCCATAAAGTAAGACAAGAATTTCTAGAAAGGTTAGCATACTGGCAATGGGACATAACGGAAGGAATTGCATTTTGGCAATGGTTCTTCACAACACAAGGTAAAATAAATGAAACTTAATATAGGTGCAGGAAAACAAACATGGCCAGAGTTCTTTTGCATAGATGCCGTTGAAAAAGTGAAAGCAAGCCGCCCATTAGATCTGATACATGCTTTTGAGTTTGAAAAAGACGGTGCGCTAAAGAACCCGCTTCCCCTCGAAAACGAAATAGCGGAAGAAGTACACAGTTACCACTTCATCGAGCATATCTATTTTTGGGAAGCAGAGAATATTGTAAAAGAATTTCATCGATTACTAAAAGAAGGTGGAAAACTTATTATAGAGTGCCCCGATATTATGAAATGTGCCCATAACTTTATTAATGGACGCACAGATCAGATGGGTATGTGGGGGCTATATGGGGATTGGGCTCATAAAGACCCCTTTATGATGCATAGCCACGGGTATCACCCCGCAACGATCACTGAGTTGTTGAAGAGTGCGGGTTTTAAACAAATTAAGATACTAAATCCAGTAACACACGGTGCCAGAGTTGCGCGAGACATGCGTGTAGAAGCGATTAAATGAAAATTGTTGTAGGGTACGACCCCGTAGAAGAAAAAGCATTAGACGCATTAGTAAGGTCAGTTGCCGCCAATACATTGCGTGCAATCTCTATAGATTTACTAAATGAAGAAAAGTTAAGGTCTCAAGGGTTATATTCTAGGTTAATGGATAAGCGGGGTCAGTACTACGATTTAATAAGCAATGCCCCAAGTGCTACCGAATTCTCCACAAGTAGATTTTTAACGCCG